TTGCGCTTTTTCTCGAAATTTGGGTCGCGGGGATGATGTGGATGGTTTGGGCGCAATTATGAGGGGGATCCTTAAATTATACTTGCAACTTGTCTGCCGGGTTGCGGATGACACCGCTCAAAGCGGCGCTCGTGCAAGGCGAAGCAAACGCCCACACACTGAAAATCGCGTTTGAGAAGGACGGCGCGCCGTACAGCATGGATTCGGGCGCAACGATTGTCGGCAGCTTTATCAGGCTGGATAGCGTCGCAAGCACGGACGAAAACCCGACGATTCTTTTGCAAGGCGCAGTTAGCGACGGCGTGGCATCCGTGACGCTTTCCGCTGCTTGTTACGCTGTTGTTGGGCGTTTCCGCCTGATGGTCACGGCGACGGTCGGCGAGGACACGACGGCTGTCTTGTGGCTTGAGGGGCGCGTCGCGGCGGGGGCAACCGGGACGGTGTTCGACCCGGATAACGTCATCCCCGACATTACAACGGTGCTTGCAAAGGTTGAAGACTGCAAAAACGCAGCGGCAAGCGCGAATGCAGCGGCAGAAAGCGCAACATCCGCAGCACAGCAGTTTCTGGGGAAGTACATTACTGACGAGGAAAAATTGTTGCTGCTGGAACTGCTGCAAATGGCGGCATATCGCTCAAACACCGCCGCGCAAAATTATAACAAGCTATACGCAGCGTGGAAGGACGATGTATCAGCGCTTGAGTCACAGCGTCCGCGAATCGTCAGCGTTGAGGCGGACAAAACGACAATCGCCGTCGGCGAGAGCGTGACATTCACGGTGACGCAGAAGAACGCGGCATCAATCCGTTTCCTTGTGGACGGCACAGTAAACGAACGAATCTATAACGTTCAGCAGGAAACGATAACGTTCACAAAGCAGTTTCAATTTACCGGGAGCGGAACGCGGATTGTTGCATTTCAGGCGGTTGACGCGAGCAGCAACGTCGGACTGGAATCGGATAGTATCATCATCACAATTAAGGAGGCGGCACAAAATGGCGTGGAATCTAATCCGCAGGAATAACGGCGAGACTATCCACACGGACTATGTTGAGTGGATGTTGGATAACGCCGCCGACATCTCCAATGGCACAGAGCCGGGGAAGTCTGGAAGCATCGGCAGTCTGGCGTACACCGCAGGATTCGGGGCGATGTGGCAGAAGAACGCGCAGGGTGCGTGGGTGAAGCTGGGAGGTGGCACGAATGGTTGACGCAAGCACGATTGGTGTGATTCAGGCGCTTTACGGCACAGGCGCAAACGGTGGGATTCCTACGCCGCTGGTGACGGACAAGACGCTGGCGCTGGAGAACCGCGCGGCGGACGCGAAAGCTGCTGGCGACGCTATCCGCGCGGTCACGAATACCGCCAACACGCTTTCCGCGCGCGCGAATGTTTTGTCTGGCAGTGTGTCCGGCGCGGCGATTACTGCGACGGATTCTTTTGCCGCGCCTTTTGTCGGACTGCGTGTATGCGGCAAAAGCACGCAGGACGGCACGCCGCTCCCGACTGCGCCCGTGCCGATTGTCAGCGCGGGTGACGGCGGAACGGTGGTGGTCACGGTGTCGGACGGCGCGAATAATTCGCAGACGCTAACGCTGCAAACGCCGAACGCGCTGCCGGGCATCCCGGTCACATCCGGCGGAAACTACACGGACGAGAACGGGCAGCAGTGGGTGTGCGATGAGGTGGACTTGGCGCGCGGGGTGCGCGTGCAGCGCATCACCAAAATCAAGGTGACGTCTTCGCTCAACTGGCAGACGTCCGGACAAAAGGTTGATAGATACTTTGCTTGGTTCGCTGGCACTTCTGCGACAAATGTTCTTTGTACGCACTTTTCCACCACCGTAGGTTCGGAAGCTGTCGGCGGCGCTATCGCAAACCAAAACAACCTCATCGGCTTTGCCTATGCGCAAAAAGGCACATCAACACTTGATGAATTCAAAGCATTCCTCGACGCGAAAGATGTGTATGTTTGGACATCGCTTGCAACTCCCGTCGAAACCGCCCTTTCCGCTGCTGAAATTGCCGCGTACAAGGCGCTGACCACCTACGCCCCGACGACTACCATCAGCGTTACTGATGGCGCTGGCGCAGAAATGAAGTACCAGCGCGACGTGAATATCGTAATCAAAAATCTTGAGGATGCGGTTGCGTCCATGACGCAAAATTAAGGAGGTATCTTTATGGCTATCAACAGTAAGGCACGGCACGATTTGACGCTGCGCGCAATCAAGCGCGAGATTTCCGCGGGGCGCGATGTGGCATTTTGGCTCGATAAGGCGTACACGCACCTTGACAACGGGCTGTTTAATGAGGATGACATCGCGGAAGTCGAGAAGCTGGCGCAGGCGTACTATGATTCGCTGGACGCGGCGGAAAATGAGGAAGAAGCGGCAACAATCTAAGTTGCGCGCAAGTTGCAATTGGTAGCAAGTTAGTTGCAAGTTAGTACCAAGTTAGTACCAAGTTTGAGGAGGTGTCATCATGCCCAAAATCGCAGTATCCGCCATTCTGGGCGACTTCCAGCGGATGCTTGACGAGCACTGGAAGTATACGGCTGGCGCAGCGGAGACGGGAAACGTTGACTGCTCCGGCGCGTTTGTCTGGTCATACCGTCAGCACGGGCAGAGCATCTACCACGGCAGCAACCGCATTGCGCGGACGGAAATTGTTGAGCTTGTCCAGATTTCTGCCGCAAAGCCCGGAATGGCTGTTTTTAAGTGCCGGAATCCGGGTGATTCGCGGTATGCCTTGCCGTCTGGCTACAAGCAGGGCGGAAAATACTACAACGGCGATTTGAGGGATTTTTACCACATCGGGCTGATGGGTGAGGACGGCAAGGTTCTCAATGCGCAGAGCAGCGCAACGGGCTTCGTCGCTTCACCCGTCAAGTCGTGGACGTGTGCAGGATACCTCAAAAAAGTCGAATACAAGGAGGATACACCAATGGTGGATGATAGCAACGATGTTATTTGCGTCGGACTCGTGACAGCGCAGAGCGGCAGCACGGTCAATCTTCGCGCAGAGCCGAGCAAATCCGCAAAGGTGCTGGAAAAAGTTAAAATCGGCACTTCTGTCAACGTCATCGGGAATAGTGGCGGTTGGCTTCACGTCGAGACGGAGACGAATCAGGGCTACATGATGGAGGAGTTTGTCGATGTGGGTATTTCCAAAACGGAAACACCCACGTTCTCTGAGCTTGCGGAACGCATCGAAAAGCTGGAGGAACGCGTCACAGCGCTGGAAGGTGGTGTCGGCTGACATGGAAAACCTCACCACCGATAAGCTGATTCTGGCGCTGGGCGTTATTCTCGTCCTGCTGGGAGCATACAATACATTTTACACCGCGCGAAAAAATGCGCGGGATGAACGCAAGAGACAGGAGCAGCCAACAAACGCGCTGGCATCCAGCGTATCAGACATCAATCGCAAGCTGGATACGGACAAGCGCCGACTTGATGGGCACGAAGAGCTCATCGGCGGCTTGCGTGACGGACTGATGGTAACGTGCGCCGGAGTACAGGCACTTTTGGAGCATGAGTTACACAACGGCAACGCCGACGAAATGACGGCGGCAAGCAGGGAAATTGATAATTGGTTGAGGGGCAATGCCCTAAAGGGAGGAAATGCAAAATGAGTGAGAATTTGAAGCGCAAACTGACAAGCCGCAAGTTCTGGGCGGCGGTTGTATCCTTTGTAACCATGCTGATTATGGCATTCGGCGTGGCGGATGAAACCGCAACACAGGTCGGCAGCATCATCATGGCGGGTGCTACGGTTATCGCCTACATCATCGGCGAGGGCATGACGGACGCGGCTGCGGTCGCGGATGGCAAGGATAAAACGAAGGAGTAACGCATGAGCCGCGAAGTCGTATGGACAAAAGCGGTTGTGGATGCTTTTGTGGATGAAGCCTGTTTGTCCGATGAAGAAGAACTGATTATCAGGTCGCGGGCGAAAGGCTGGACACGAACAAAGCAATCAATGCAGTACAATATGAGCATTCGCAAGATTGACTATATTATACACACGCTTAAAAACAAGTACGACGAGGCGCAAAAATACTCCGAGATTTTACCAAAGCGGAATACAAAGAAAGCCGGGACGTAATGTCCCGGTTTTTTTTTGTTGTACACTATTCTTGCGCCTGACGCTTGCACTCAACGTCAAGTTCCGGATACACCCCCCGCGATTTTCGCAAGGGTTTCGGTTTTTAGGCGACGGTACAGCTCTTCCTTGCCGACAAGCCCGAAAAGGTCAATCAATTTGTCGTCATACTCGCAAAGGTTATGACGGACGAAATTAACCATCCAGCGTTCAAGCGTCTCGGGATTCGGGGACAATATATCCACATTGCCGTGTTCCAAATACCATTCTTGCTTTGCGTTCAGCGTCGCCTCTTCCAGCACGGGCATATCCCAGCGCGTAACGTGGATGGACGCAATGAGGTTGTCCGCAATGCCTTCGGCGTTCTTGCGTTTCGTTTCGACGGCTTTTGCGGATGCCGCTTTCCGTGCGGCTGCTTTTGCCGCCATCGTCTGGAACTCCTGCGTCCCCATGACGGAACGCACATCATCCTCGCGCCACAGCTTCATGGGCGCGGAGGACGCATAATGTGGATTCCGTTTAAGGATAGGTGGCGGCAGCAGCTTATCTATCATGGACTTTGTGAAGCCCATGGACAGAACTGCCGATTGCGAAATAAGCTGTTCCTTTTGCTTTTCCGGCATGGTGTTCTCCTTGTATTAACTTTATTGCAGGATGCTATTTTTTGTTTATTTTTAATACCTCGTCTATTGCCGCACGACTTTCGTCAGAAACCTTCTTCCCATTTTCGTAATTTCGTATTGTTCTTTCGGATAAATGCACGATTTCCGATAGCCGTGCAACGGTAAAGCCCGCTGCAATTCGCGCCTTGCTTGCTTCTGTTTTCTCTTTTCGATACTTTCTCGGCTTTTCAAGCGAACCGTGTTGCTTCTTTGCTGGCAGATTAGAGGCTTTAAGCGCCTTTGCATCCGCGCAAGCATCGGAACAATATACTCTGTGCGCTTTATTTGGTGTAAATGTCTTTCCGCAAGTTGGGCATAAACGAACGCGTATTTCCTCCATCTTCTTTTGCGTCTCGCTACGCGATTCTTTCCTCCTCTGATTTGTCTTCTCCGCGTTTTTTTTATAGTAATCCAGCGCACGCTTGCGCGTTTGTTCTGCCGCACAATTTGTACACATCACCTGCCGCCCGCTGTTTATAATGTACGCTTTCCCGCAAATCTCGCAGTAGGCAGTTCCACCAATAACACGGCTTTTTCCATTCTTCTTTCGTTCTGCATACTCTTTTTTTATTTTCTTCTTTGCCGCTATGTTGCAAGTCGGGCAACGCTTTGAGCGCGGATAACCCATGTACTTAGCGCCGCAATCCTCGCAGATTTTTTCTTTCACTGTTTCATGAACGTTAAAATGCCCTTTTCCTAATAAGGCATTTGCTTCTTTTGATTCCTTCTTTTTCATCTCAATAGCGCATTGCGGGCAGCAGAAGTACTCCTGCTGCCCGGACAATGGTTTTCCGCAGTTTTCGCAAAGCCTCATTCTTTAAGCCCCCACATTTCCAGCGTATCGTCGATATACTCGGTGTCGCTTTCGTTGCATTCCTTCCAAGGGGTTCTGGGGTCGCCGATAATCGCTTCGATTTTAGCGATGGTCTCTTCTGCCCATTTGCTACCATCCTCTTCAAGGTCATTCAGCGCGACAGGATTCCCTTCCGTCGTGAGAATCCACTCGCCGTAGACGGGTTCGACACCTACATACAGCGTGTAGGTGAGACCTTCTTCAGAGCCACAGAACTCGTAGATTTCGGTGTTTTCGTTCACAGTAACCTTTTTCATAATTCTTACCTCTTTCTGTCGGGGGCTTTATTTTTTTTGCACCGCCCCTTGACACTATGTATTATAGCACAAGTTGTGCAACTTGTCAATGCTTTTTTCAAGATTTTCCGCAAGTTTTTTGCGTTCTGTCCGCAAGCCACTGTGATAGGGCAAGGCGGACAACCGCCGAATCACTTAGCCCAATTCGCTGCCCAATCTCCTTAATCTGCTCATTCTGCTCGTGCGTCACAATGACGTTCTTAACAATCCGATTTCCATCTTTTTTTAGCATTTTTTCTTCCTCTCCGCCTGGGTTGCCCTTCTTGATTTAGAAACGTCCGAGTATTATCCCCAGACGTGCTGCTGGACGTACTGCCCGCTGTCACGGTCAAAGTGCATCAGGGTTAAATCCACCTCGGTGCGCGCGCACTCCGCCACAAGCGCCGCCGTGCAGGCGGTTAGCCCGGTGACATACACCACCAGTTTCCGCAGTCCAACGAACGCCTGAAGCCGGAGGAACACCTGAATGTCGCTATGGCGGTTGGCGACGTTTGGCGCTGGTCCATCGCAGGACGTGCCGATTCCGACGCGTTCCAGAAGGAGCGTGCGGATTGTTTCCCTCATCGCCTCGAAGTCGAGAGGATTGACATCCCCCTCGAAGATGTACTCCGCACAGGGCATATCGTGACGCCCCTTGATGAGACCGACAGTAATAGTTTCCATATATACCTTCTTTCTGCCGGGCGTGTGCCCAGCGGAGCATCAAAGCTCTGCAAGCCAGCGGGTTGCACCGAAGCCGAAGTCACGTTCCAACTCTTCACGCAGGCAGTACTGCTCTGCGTCCTCATCTGCCTCCAACCACTCCGTGTCATCCAGCAGTTCCGCTGGAACATTGCGGTCGTCGGTGAGGTACTGTTCAAGCCACATTTCTTGCCCCAGAATAGCCTCCTCCATTCCACTTCCTGGCTCCAGCATTTCGTCCCAGCTATCGAAGAATAAGGGGTCGCCGTTCGTTTCGACGCACACGCTTCCCGTCGCCGTGTCGAGGAGGATGTGCCCTCCCTCTTCCCAATTCCCATCGTAGTCCTCGTAGTGGTACTCAGTCACGCGCACCCGCTGATTCAGAATCGTCTTGTCCATACGTTACCTCTTTCTGTCGGGGGGCTTTATTTTTTTTGCACCGCCCCTTGACACTATGTATTATAGCACAAGTTGTGCAACTTGTCAATGCTTTTTTCAAGATTTTCCGCAAGTTTTTTTGCAACTTTCCAGCGTTTTGTCTGCATTTCCCAACCGTCCGAATCGCCTATACTATAATCAGTAGGAGGTGGTGCGGTGTATATCCACTACAACCCTAATCCGCGCGGCTTGCGTGTCGGGGATTGCGCTGTCCGTGCAGCATCAAAAGCGGCAGGGGAGACGTGGGGAAGCACCTATGCGGCGCTCTGTGCGCTGGGCTATGACTGCGGAGATATGCCTAACGCCAACCACGTTTGGGGGCGCTACTTGCATGAGCGCGGATTCACGCGCCACGCCCTGCCGGATACTTGTCCAATCTGCTATACCGTCTCGGATTTCTGCCGTGAACATCCGCGCGGTGTATACGTCCTCGGCATCGGTGACCACGTTGTGTGTGCCGTAGACGGTGACTGGTACGATGCATGGGATAGCGGCGCGGAAATACCGGCATATTATTGGGAGAGAGAGGATTGATGTATGGCGTATGGTTATCCACAGTATTATCCACAGATGCCGTATTACAACGCGCAGCAGACGGCAATGCCCGACCAGCTTGCGCAGCTTCGAGCAGCACAGCAGCCGATGATGCAGCAACCAGCACAGCCATCAAGCAACGGACTGATTTGGGTGCAGGGTGAAGCCGGGGCGAAGAGCTACCTTGTCGCCAACGGTTCGAGCGTGCTGCTGATGGACAGCGAGAAGCAGACATTTTACATCAAGTCGGCGGACGCGGCAGGAATGCCGTCCATGCGCACGTTTGACTACACGGAGCGCAACGCATCCGTAAAGCCATACAGCAGCGCGCAGGACGCGCCGGAGTATGTGACGCGGGACGAACTCAACACGCTTACAAAGCGCCTTGAAGCGCTGGAAGGGCGCAAGAAGAAGGGGGTAACGCAGGATGAATCCACTGTTTAACGCATTCGGCGGCGGGCAGATGCCCGGAGCTATTGGCGACTTCCAGCGGATGATGCAACAGTTTCAGCAGTTTCGCGCGACGTTTCAAGGCGACCCGGAACAGGAGGTGCGCAAGCTGATTGCATCCGGCAAAATCTCGCAAAACCAGCTTAACCAGCTTCAACAGGCGGCGCAGATGTTTCAATCGTTCCTCGGTTCTTAACTTTGGCTATCATTGTTGCGCAACAATTTAGCATATACTTTAAAATTCCGAAAGGAGAAAAACAATGAGCATGACTTCGGAACTCTCCGCTTCTGACGTGGCTCTGCTTTCCGGCAGAAACAGCAACCAGAACGGCGACGGCTTCTTCGGTGGCAATGGCGCATACTGGATTATCATCCTTTTCCTCTTCGTTTTCTGCGGCTGGGGCAATAACGGATGGGGCGGCTTTGGCAATCGCAACGGTGGACAGGGTTCTGCCGTAGACGGTTACGTTCTCACCTCCGACTTCGCCAATATCGAGCGAAAAATCGACAACGTGAACAACGGCTTGTGCGACGGATTCTATGCACAGGCGCAGCTCACCAATGGCGTACAGATGCAGATGGCAAACGGCTTTGCGCAGGCGGAACTCGCGCGCGCCAATCAGCAGACCGCGCTGATGCAGCAGCTTAACGCGATGCAGGCACAGGCGGCGGATTGCTGCTGCAAGACGCAGACGGCGATTCAGGGCGTTAACTACAACCTTGCCACTCAGGCTTGCGATACTCGCAACACCATCCAGAGCGGCGTTCGCGACATTTTGGACAACGCCAACGCTAACGCCCGCGCCGTCATCGACGCACTGACCGCACAGCGCATCGAGGCAAAGGACGAGAAGATTGCGGCGCAGAATCAGCAGATTTTCGGCTTGCAGCTTGCCGCGTCTCAGGCAGCACAGAACCAGTATCTGGTGAATACGATTCGTCCTTGCCCTGTTCCGGCGTACACGGTAGCAAACCCGTTCTGCTGCAATCAGGCGCAGTATTGCGCTGGTTAAGCTCCAGACAGCTTCCTGCCAGTGCAGGATGAGCCGACAAACGGCAACTGAAAAAGCGGCGGGGCGTTGATTGATTCGCGCCCTGCCGCTGAAAGGAGAAAAAATCATGGCTGAATATACTGCGGCGGCGGCTCAAGCCGTCGCCAATGGCAACAACGTCCTTTTTACTGCCACGCCCGTCTGCGCAACGCGGTGCATCGTTCATCGTGAAGGTTCTGGCATCGTAACGCTGCGGGGCATCACAAACGGACAGTGCCGCGCACGTTTCCGCGTCAACTTTGGTGGCAATATCGCCATTCCGACGGGCGGTACTGCCGGAGCTATCTCTGTTGCGCTTGCAATTGCGGGTGAGGTGCTTCCGGCGTCTACCGCCATCGTCACCCCTGCTGCGGCGGCGCAGTACCAGAACGTCAGCGTCGACACCTTTGTTGACGTTCCAGCGGGGTGCTGCACGACAATCAGCGTCAAGAATACCGCTGGCGTGGATATTGATGTGCAGAATGCCAACCTGATTGTCACGCGGGTTGCGTGAGGAAAGGAGAAACGCAATGAAATATCTGCATGGACTTAAAGAAAAACTCTGCGAAGAGCTGCAAGAGATTGCGGAGAAGCAGGATATGTCCGCTGGCGACCTCGAAGCCGTGCACAAGCTGACAGACACCATCAAGAACATCGACAAGATTGAGATGCTGGAAGCGGACGGGTACAGCAATAACGGCGGCGACTGGGAAGCGCGTGGCAGCTATGACGGTATGTACCGCGATGACCGATATAGCCGCCGTGGGCGCGATATGCGCGGGCGGTACAGCCGCCACGACGGCACGGACAAGCGCCTGATGGACGAGCTGGAAGAGCTGATGCGTACCATCGAGCCGGGGAAGCGTGACGTGATTCGGCGAGCGCTTGAAGAACTGAAAGAAGCATAACGGAAAGGGGCTGGCTGCGTGGTTACGCTGACGTGGATTGATGGGCAGATTGAGAAGGCAATCGAAGAGGGCAACAATCCGCAGAACATCCGCGATTTGGCGGCGCTGATTACAGTGCGTGAGTACCTCTCCACGCGGTCAGCCCCGAAAGTAGATGCACAGAGTGTGCAGGAATCCGCCGATGATAAGAAGCGCCGGGATGCGGTTGTCCTAATGACGCACAGCGCGGACTTGGACACAGTGCCGACCATCCAGCAGGTGGAGACGGCACTGCAATCCATCAGCGTCAACACGCCGGAGGAACGAAAGCGTGTACAGGATGCGAAGAAGTGGGCGCAGATTATCTCGCAGAAAACGCTTGACAAAAAATCACCTCCATGAATGCAACACGGAGGGGATTTTTGACCCCCGTTTTGACTACTTTGCACGACGGAAAGAGGGTCAAAATTGCGAATCTGGGGATTTCGTATTTCGGATGATTGTGCTACAATCAAGCATTATCAATGGATTGCAGCGGGTGCAAAAATGCAGTCATAAAAACATCAGTTCCTTTTTGAGGAGAATTATCTCTTCTGTTCGGGATTCTTCCACAAATCCGTGTTTCAGAAAAAGGCTGACAG